GCGAGCGCCGTAAAACTTACGCCGGCTTCGCCCCCTCCGCCCCAGTCGATTGCCAAGATGCGTTGCTTATAACGGTCGAGTTTGGCGTATGCCGCGGCTACCGGTTCTTTTTTATTTTCCCACTTCAGCACGCACGCGTTGCGCAACTCTGTTTCGCTAACAAGTTTTTGTCCCGTGTCCGTGCTTTCACCGAGCACCTCATTAAAAAAGCGGGCTTCAGTGTAGTTGTTAAACCCTTCGCGCTTCATGAGCAGCGTCGACCACTTTTCCGCATCCGAAAAATGCAACGGCAGAATTATTTGTGGCACATGATATCCAGCAAACTTCCACCGCCTGTCCGGATATCTATGTACCCACCGTCCGTTTCGCGGGTTTACCGGCTTCTGGCATTTGGCGCACACAGTGCCCGGATACCGCGCGCTGATTTGATCGTGATACGGTCCGATCATCGCTTCGAGGTCGTGCGCGAGTGACGGGATATTCCACTTGCCACACGAATCACACTTGATAAACCACTCTGCCTGCGACGAGCGTGCGTACAGGCCGTAAATCAAGTTGTCCAGCGTCTTGGGGGTCCCGGTGAAGTACATAACCCCCCATTGTGAGTAAGACATGGTTTCTTGAATAACCGGAATGTGATCCGGGTCCATGTCCTGCACTTCGTCAATACACACGCGGTCTGCGGACACGCCGCGCACGCGGTCGGCGTCTAGTAGCGCGAATGAGAACAACATCATTGAGTTGTTTTTGAACGAACGCTGCAATACCGAATTTTCTGTCGTTGTGCCAGACCACAACGACTTGACCGGCGACTGGTCAATAAATGGTCGCACATAATTGTTGGAGAACCGGCGAATCTGTTCGTACAACGGCGTTACAAACAACGTCTTAAAAAACGGCAGTGAGTTCGCCACCACGACGCCATGCGCCGCCAAACTTGTCGATTTCGACACCTGCCGCCCTGTGCACCACACTTGGTTTTTGGGCATAAGGCAGCGGAACAACGGCGAAAACGGGTAATGGTTTTGTAGCGTGTATGGTTTGCCGTTAAGATTTAAGATCAACGGCAGCAGCGGCTCCAACGAAGGAAAAATTTGCTGTCGGCCTAGCGCCTGAAAAACTTCAGCGCGGCTCTGCACCGACTTAAAATCTGTGGCGTCAATCGACGCCAGTTCCTCCAGCATCGATCGCACGCCCTTGTCGGGCACCTCGATCGAGGCTGCGTTATTAGCAGGGTCAACCTGCATATTGATAGGTGGCATATGCGCGATTTTATGAGCCAGTCGAGTTTGCGCGACGACTACGACGACGAGCCGGAACTGCAGTGGTTCGAGGATAGCGTAAATTACTTAGCGTGTCTAATCTTTTGCGCTTCCGCGCATCTGCTGTGGTTTGGCTGCTCGCTCATCGTAGCGGGAATCAGTTCGATTTGTCGAAAATCCTCTGAATAGGGCTGGCGCAATTACGGCGTGTATACTACGCAGTATCATCGCCGCAATTACGGAGGGATTTATGCCGACTATTGGAAGAAACGCGAAACTCTACATGGAACGTCGCCTGCCCGCTTACCAGCAAACACTTCGCGGCCCCGGGCCTCAAATCTATTTGCCGGACAATCCGGTGAACCACATCGCGCTTGAGGCGCCGCTCCCGGCGCCCAAATTTCTTTACCAACAAAGGTACGTCGACGGCGGTTTAACTAAACCGTGGCCAGACGGAACCTGTGAAACATGTAATAGTTGATGTCTAGCAATAACGATCTTCCTCAATTTTTCGTCCAAATTGGCGGCATAATTTTATTGGGCGGAATTATTGGCGCGGCCTTCACTGGCCAAGCACTCTCTTTTGTGTTCGCTTGCTTTGGCATTTACGCGATGCTAATTTGCGTAAACGCAATCCAACGCGGCGAAATCATGCAACGAAAACAGCGACAAAAGAAAAGAAACCAATGAACTGGCTTGACTTCCTCGCGGTCGTATTTGCGTCCGGAGCGATTATCGAGGTTTGGCACAAGGGGTCGCTTTTTGAAACGGCGCGGGCTTACGTGCAGGCGTGGCAAGACACGACACCCCCGGAATCGGCGCGTGGTCGGCTCTGGGAACTGGTTATGTGCCCGTTTTGCAAGAGTTATCACATCCCGTTGTATCTTTTGCTGCTCCTCTTGGCAGCCGATTGGGCCGGCGGTACGATAGCGGCGTTGACCCGCGCTGTAATTTATGGCCTTGCCGCAACAAGAATCGGCAATCTAATCGACGGGTTGTTGCCCCCCAGAATGCGGTACGATCCGCCCCACTATCTTGGAGAACAAAAGGAATGAGCGTCGAAAAAATCGGCCCTGAAGGCGGTAAAGAAATTAACGCCAACAGACTCCCCTTTGACGTCGAGTTTTACCAGCAAGCCGACGACTTTTGTGTAACCCTGCTCGAACAAATTCCAGAATTAAACGCAATTGCGCTGGTGCCGCTTTGGAACAATCAACCAGAGAACACGCCTCCCGGCTTGCTCCGACTGCGAGACCCGCAAGCGCCCTATTTGGCCAGCCTATTAAAACTCTTGACCAGACTGGCGGCTTTCAGTGTCGACGTCCAGCGCGATCTAATTGCACAAATCAAGATTTTTGACAATTATGCGGCACAACTAGCCGAAAAGATTCGCGAGCAAAACGAAGCGTTGGCAAATAACAAAGAAACCCCGTCCCCAGATGCAGAGCAATAAAAAGACACCGGCCACTCTCTCTGATATTGATTTACCGGGCGCCAACGCCGCAGCGGCACGAATCTTGAACGCGCAATACGGCAACATGCCCGCAGACGCGGCGCGGGCCGTACTCCAGCGCATGCACGAACACGTCTGGGACGACGCCGAGTTGCACGAGATTTTCGACGTCGGCGACGTTAACCCGCCGTTTGCTAACGTAACCAGAAAAAGTGACGGCGTGCGCGGCTCCGTGGCTTTTATCGACTCGCCGCGACTTTATTTTGCGTTTCACCCGGAACAAGCAGCCCACCATGACTGAGCGTCGCGAGTACGACACTGGAGCCGTTCGAAGCGCCGATTGCGAACAAACGCGTTACGACCTGATTTCGCCAATTGGTTTGCGACGCTTGGCGGAAACGTACGCCGAAGGTGCGCAAAAGTTCGGGGCGTTTAATTGGGAAAATGGTATGCCGGTTACGGACCTGCTTAACCACGCGATCGCCCACATCTATAAGTTTTTAGGCGGCAACCGAGACGAGGATCATTTGAGCCACGCCGCGTGGAATCTTTTGGGCGCCATTCACTCTATGGAAAAATGGCCGCACCTCAATGAACAGTGGCTGCGCGACCAACACGGCAACTGCCCACCCGCCGCCGTTGTTGCCGCCGAGGAGCAGGAGAAAACCCTGACGATCGAGCCATTCGGTGAAAGGCAATATGTCGTCGGCGGGTCGGCGCTAGAAACGCTGCGCCAAAAAATTATCGGCGAGTAAGCAACAAAAACGCCGGTAAGCGGCTAAAAAGTTAGCCCCGGCAAAATTTTTCTTCCGGGCACTTGATTTTAGTTTTGCCGGGTTTATGGTGTATTGAGACGCCTAAACCCGGGCGATCACAAGGAGAATTTATGGCTAAGAAACTTGCGGCCAATGAAGCGGTCACGCCGCAAAGTCTTTGGGGAAAACCGCTCAAGGTGAGCGGCATCAAAGAGACACCCGAGAAAAAGGATTCACGGACGATGCGGCACGATGATGATGTCATGGAGGATGAGGAAGATATCGACGTCGATGAGGTCCTTGAGGCGGCTGATGCCGACGCGGAACTCGATGACGCCGAGACGGTTGAAGACGTTGTAGAAGAGTTTGACGACGATGAGCCGGCCGCCGACGAGGAGCCGGATTACGACGACGACGAGTCTGCAACCGACGAAGAAGAAGAGGTCGTCACCGCAGTGGCTGACGACGCTGAGGAAGAGGACGCGGGCGATACGGAAGAAACCGTTGCCCATAACGAAGAGGATGATAACTCCATGGCAGAAAAAATGAGCCTGTCGGATCACGTGCGCGCCGAGATCGATCGCCGACAAAAGTCCGGCGGGTCCCTGCGCGGCAAGGACATTGTTGAAGCGCTGGGCAAGCGTAAAATCACGGTCAGCCCCGCGCAGGTGAGTCAGTTGCTGAAGAAGGCTGGACTGGGCGGCAAAGCCCGAAAGAAGGTCGCCGCTGGAGAGGGCGAGGCAGAAGAAAAGTCGCGGACGGCGATGCGGGCTAAAACTCGTGCCGCCGCCCCGGCAAAGCCGGCCGCCAAGCCCGCCGAGCCGCGGCAGGCCATGAAGGCCCAGCCCAAGGCGTCTAACGGCGGGTTTAAGGTCCCGATGGATCAGTTGCAGGCTGCGGCGGCTTTTGTTGACGCTTGCGGCGGCTCTTTCAAGTCGGCCGAGCGCATTCTGACCGCGGCCGCGCAGTTGTCCCAGACGTTCGGCGAGTGACGCCGCTCTGACCGACGCCCATAAAAGGGCCGGCTGCTTGGCTTTCGCCGGCAGTCGGCCCGGGCGGGTCATCTTTGCGCGATTACGCGCCCCGCTGGCCCCGCTGGCCGCGAACACTGAAAGGTTGTCATGGCGACACCCACATGCCGCATTGCGCGGCGAGAAGAACTGACCCCCGGCAATGTTATCACTATGCGGCGGGGGACAATCAAGCGCATCCACGTCAATCAGCACATGATTCGCCAAAACAGGAAGACTGGCGAACAAAACAACGTTATTACGGTGCAGTGGCGCAACAAGTCTTACCCAGCCAAAAAAATACAGATTTGCGGCCCGTCCGAGGCTGTTTATTCGCCGGACAAACCCTTGAGTTGCGGCGCTCACGTATGGGTTGAAACTAAAGCCGAAGTAGTTATCACCTGCTAACACACACAAACAAACAACATGTCACACATCGTTCAAATCAAAACTGAAGTGCGCGACGCCAACGCCATCGAGGCCGCCTGCCGGCGGCTGGGGCTGGCGCCGCCGGTCGCGGGTCATCATGTCTTATTTGCTGGCCAGTCCGCAGACGGGCTCGCCGTTCGCTTGCCCGGCTGGTCGTACGCCGCCGTGTTCAACACCGAAACCGGCTCGGCCGCTTACGACAACTACAACGGCAACTGGGGCAAGCAGGAAGAACTCGACAAGTTCCTGCAGGCGTACGCCGTCGAGAAGGCGATCTATGAGGCGCAGAAGGGCGGCTACTCGGTGTACGAAGAGACGCTGCCCGATGGTTCGATCAAACTTAACATCACGGTGGAGGCTTAATACATGAGTAAGACCATTCAGGTTGTCGTGTCGCCCAAGGGCGAGACCAAGATTGAGACATTCGGCTTCACCGGGAGTGCATGTCAGGACGCTAGCCGCGCGCTGGAGCAGGCGCTGGGCGCCAAGTCCGAAGAGACGCTGACCGGCGAGTATTACGCCGCCGCCAACGAGCAGCAGATCGAAACCCAGAACTGATGGCCGCAGCGGATATTGGCGAACCGTACAAACCGTACATAAAAACCAAACGGTTTGATATTTTTCACCACCGCGTTGTGCGCAGCCCTAAGCAGGGTTTGCCGCGCGATATGTTTACCGCGTGGCACCACAGCGAGGATGTGCCCCGGCCAGTATGCGAAGTAATCTTATACGCGCATCCGTTAGGCATATTTGTCGAATGGATACATGTTTGCGAGGACCATCGCAGACAGGGTATCGCAACCGAGGTGCTGGCCGCCATTGAAAAAAAATGGGGCACGCTAACCGTAACCGGCGCCACAGCGACCGGCGAAAAGTTTGTCGCCGCTTACGGGCGCAAAAAGAAAATCACTAAATCCGCCAAACCAACCAAAAAGGCAAAACGTGTCTCTCGAAAAAGAAATTAAGGAACTGATTTGCGCCGGCTTCTCCGGCATCTGGGTCGAAACCGCCGAGTGCGACGACGCCGTAACGACCGTGCGCGCGCTGGCCGAAGAGCGCAAGTGGGGTTTTGACGTCTGGGACATCGACCGCCAGTTGTACAGCGGCGCGGTACAGGCCCCGGGCCCGCTTCAGGCGATTCGGTCGATGGACCTTCCCAAGACGCAAGATACGCAGATTCTTGTGCTCAAGAACTTCCACCGTTATCTGCCCAACCCCGAGGTCGTACAGGCGCTGGCCAACCGCGTCGTGCAGGGCAAGGGCGAAGGTCGCTATGTTATCATTGTCTCGCCCACCGTCGCTCTCCAGCCCGAGGTCGAGAAGTTGTTTACGGTCGTGCACCACGAGTTGCCCGACGAAGAACAACTCAAGAACATCTGCAACGACCTATTCTCTGAGGGCTCTGCGTTCGCCAAGCCGGCCGACGAGGAGATCAGCGAGGTTGTCGACGCTTCCCGCGGCTTAACCCGTCAGGAGGCCGAGAACGCCTACGCGCTGTCGCTGGTGCGGCACAACAAGTTGGAGCCCGACACTGTCTGGGGCATCAAGGCTCAGACGCTGGAAAAGAGCGGCACGCTGGCGCTCTACCGCGGCGACGCCAACTTTGAGAATCTGGGCGGTTTGGAGAATCTTAAGCAGTTCTGCCTCCGGGCGATGCGCCGGCAGGGCGAAAAGAACGTCGACAAGCGGCCCAAGGGCGTGCTCCTGCTGTCGCCTCCGGGCTGCGGCAAGTCTCAGTTCGCCAAGGCGCTTGGTAACGAGGTCGGCCGCCCAACGGTCATGCTCGACTTCGGCAGCCTGATGGGTAAGTTTGTGGGCGAGTCCGAGGGCAACATGCGCCGGGCGCTCAAGCAGATCGACGCGATGGCGCCTTGCGTGCTGTTCGTCGACGAGATCGAGAAGGGCCTTGCTGGTGTCGGCTCGTCCGGCCAAACCGACAGCGGCGTCTCTGCCCGCTTGTTCGGTACGCTCCTGACGTGGCTCAACGACCACACGTCTGACGTGTTCTTTATCGGCACCTGTAACGACGCCAGCCAGTTGCCGGCGCCGTTTGCCCGTGCCGAGCGCTTCGACGGCGTGTTCTTTGTGGACCTGCCCGGTGACGAGCAGCGGCAGCGTATCTGGGATATCTATCTGAACCAGTTCAGCATCGACAAGGCGCAGCAGCGTCCGGACGATACCAACTGGACCGGCGCCGAGATCAAGTCCTGCTGCCGGCTCGCCGCGCTGCTGGACATCCCGCTGCTGGAGGCTGCCCAGAATGTCGTGCCGGTCTCTGTGACCAGCGCCGAGCAGATCGAGAGCCTGCGCAAGTGGGCCGAGGGCCGCTGCCTGTCGGCAGACCACGTGGGGCTGTACACTCGCGTGGGAAAAGCCCGTACGGCGGTCGCCGCAAGCGGTCGCCGTAAGATCGCTGCCCCGAGCGCGTCTGACAACTGATTTTCACCAATAATGCTGTTTTCACTGTGCAGTGAAAAGCGACTAAAAAGCGAAATGACCAACATAGAAAAACTACTGCAGGAAACCGGCGAGGCGCTGATTATTTATCCGAACGAACTGGGAACAGTCACCATGGTCCGCATCAAGAAAGACCAGTGGGAGCCGTTTCAGGATTTTATTGACGTCATCCACGACGATCAGGTACTCGACATCCGCCTACCCGCCACACCAGAAGCCATTGAAGCCGGCGTCGCTCAACTTGGCCGTAAAGAACGGCGCGAGGGTGAGTACGTCGGTTGGGACGAGAGAATGGCGGCGCTTGGTTTTCCAACGGCACCTAAGTAACGCAAATGCCACTTCCAAAAACAATCTGCACATCGTGCGGCGAAATTATTGACGAAAGCGACGATGAAGGCCGCCCCGATCCGGCATGGAAAATCAACGACCAACCAAAGTGTAAAGATTGTTATTTGGAGTTGGTCTGCGGTCGCATAGTGGCCCCGCAGCCGGGGCTCAAACCCGCGCACCAAAATTTAACGCCACGACAAAGGGAAAAACTCAACTAAATATGGCAACAGAAACAGACAACACGATCGAAGCCCCGAACGCCGGCGTGGTCGAGACCGCGAACGAACTGCGCCAAACAATGGGTGCGGTAAAGTTATCTTTCTCGTGGCTGGGCACGCAGCGCAAGTTGTCCGACCTGCAGACCAAGCAGGCCGCCGACACGTTCCACGCCGCGACTGATCTGGTCACAGCATCCAAGCGGCTGATCGACACCAAGAACAACACCTACCGCGTCCTGACGGCGATCAAGAGTCAGGCGTCGAGTTATTGGCGCAGCATGACGCTGCCCTATCCGCAGGAAGGAATCCGGCTGATCAAGCAGAACGACATTGCGGCATTTGAGGCAAAGATGCGGGAGTTCAAGGAGCAACTTGCCGCAGCGGCTGCCAACCTTCAGTTGGAGTACGAGTCCATCAAGGAAGCGGCGCGGGAAAAACTGGGCGACCTGTTTAATCCCGGCGACTATCCGCCTACCCTTGAAGGCGTCTTTGATATCAGATGGGAATATCCGCCGGTCGAACCGCCAAACTACCTGATGACGTTCAACCCCGAGTTGTATACACAGGAGCAGTCGCGAATTCAGCAGCGGTTCGAGACAGCGGTCCTCATGGCCGAAAACGCGTTTGCCGAGCAGTTGCAGGAAATGATCGCGCACCTTGTCGCGCGACTGACCGACGAGCCGGACGGCACAAAGAAGCAGTTCCGGGCATCGGCTATCGAGAACTTTAAAGAGTTCTACGACAACTTCCGTCGCATGAACGTCCGCTCCAACGCGCAGTTGGACGGGCTGATTCAGCAGGCGCACGATCTGGTCGCCGGCGTCGACGCGGCGGACCTGCGGAAGAACAACGATCTGCGGCGCAATTTGAGCCAGCAGATGACGACTGTAAAGACCGCACTGGACTCGATGATTACGAACGCGCCACGGCGGCGTGTGTTGCCCATGGGCGAGGAATGACCGTAACGCTTGAAACGTCAACCGCAACCACCGAGCCAAAACCAGTTGTGCAACTGGAAACGGCTACTATAACCCCTATCAAGACCCGAAAGACGCGCGCCCCCAAACACGATTTTAAAGACGGCTCCGGCCGCGTATTCGCGCACAAACACGACCACGGCGGCGGCTGGATTGCCGACACGGCAAAAGTAGACGCCACCGTTTATGTCGGGCCGCGGTGCGAGGTTTTTCAACACGCGCGAGTTCATGATCGCGTAAGGCTCGAAGGCCGGGCAAAAGTATTTGGAACCAGCGTAGTCCGCGATAGCGTGCTTTTGCGGCAAGAAAGTGCGATCTTTGGTGCGGCATACGTATGTGACACTACCGTGCTGAGCGATTTTGCCCGGGTCTCTGGGAGCGCACACGTCAGCGGCACGTCCCGAATCGAGGGCCAAGCCGCAGTCACTGATTCCGCCCGGGTTGTTGCGAGCACGCTTGTAAACCTTGTTCGTGTTTCCGGCGGCGCAATGGTTGTCCGCTCGCACCTCTCGAACGAAGTGAAAGCGTACGGTAATTGTTTTATCAGTTACAGCACGCTCTATGGCACTATTGACGTTTATGAGTTTTGCCAGTGTTTAAATTTGCGGGCAACCGTGCGCCGGCGAACACCCAGCGGCCGTGGCGCACATTTCTGCGGACACGCACTACTGGTCGACAACTGCCACGTCAATCAAAACATCACGGTCAGTGACCACGCGATACTAATTCGAGCAATTTTTTATGACAACGGCGACCCCGCTGAAGACTACGCCACCATCAATTCCAACCTGTTGCTGGCGCACACAACGTTTCATAACCGCAGCAGTTTGCAAGCGCACCTTACTACAATGCGAGAAAATAGCCGCGCCGGTGCGCGTACGGGAATTTTGCCTGTCGGGCCCGCGGCTATCGCCGCGGCGGCTGGCGCGGCCACGACCCGGCCCAACTATCTCGCCGACATAAGCCGCAACGGCCGGCGAATCATGACACTACAGGAGAGCGACGCATGAATTTGTACGTGCGGCCTAACGGTACTGCTCAGTGCCTGTATAGTGACGACATTGCGCTTAAAACTCTGGGCGCGCTTGATATCAAACGTGCCAGCCACGTCGAACCTGACCCGGACAACCCGGGCTACTGGTACGCAGACTTGTCGCCTGTCGGCGGTCCGCGGCTAGACGGTTTCGTGTCTCGTGCTGCGGCCCTTGCGGCCGAGGATGCGTGGCTGAACGAAAAAATGCGCGCAGAAAACGTAACGGTGCTAGCATGACAGCATGGGTTGCGGCTGATATTAATTCCGACGCAGACAACCCGCTGGGCATTGCGGCCGAATTTTCATTTCAGGTCGAGTACGAATACGACCCCGGCGACCCAGAAAATTTTGTGGCGCCCGAGGTTGCAATTTTACGAGCGACCTGCCAGACTGTCCGCCCCGTCAACGAACGGGCGCGGCCACCAACCGCGCATGAAGCGCACATGCTGGCCGATTGGTTTTTGTCTCGCGCGCGTGACGACGATGACCTTCGCCAGCAAATTGAAAACTGCGGTCTCGACCAAATGTGTGTCGAGCCGCAGTGGGATGAGTGATGGATTACTTCGTAGTTTACGTTTGTAAACTACACAACTAGAAAGAGAATGCTATGCGTTTTGCTTTTACTGCCCTTCTGCTGCTCGCCGCCACGACCGTCCGCGCCGGCGAGGAACCCCAGAGCGTGCTGACAAACCCGCCGGCCGAGACAACGTCTGCGCCGACGGTGCAGGTGGTGTGCGTCGAGCCGATCGTCGTCGCGACTGAGGCCGAGACCCGCTGCCGGTCGCGTGTTTGCCGGGGCCTTGTGCGCCGCGGTACAGTGGAAGTGTCGCGGACTGTTGTCCGCACCGTTACCCGCCCGGTTGGCCGGGTGTGCGGTGCGTTCGGCTGCCGCTGAATAGAATAAAGCAGCAATCGCCACGGAGGGCGTCGAGTGTGTACTCGGCGCCCTCTCTTTTTACCTAGGAGCAAAAATGCCTTACTTTCACGTGCAGATTGCACACAACCAAACCAAAGAATTTGTCGTCACCGCCCCCGACGCGACGACGGCTGAAGATATTGCGCTTTCGGCTGACGCCTCCGGAAAGTGCGACAACAAAAAGATTGTGCCGCTGAGCGCGCACAACAACGCCGCCGTATCTTCTTCGACCACGACAAAGTCCGCATGGGCCGAAACTCTCAAGCAACAAAAGGACAAGTAACCATGGGCATCGACGTTTACCTTAAGTGGCGCGGCATGACCGAAAGCGACAAACAACAGCAATATACCGGCATGTCAACGGTTGCCGGCAATGTCGGCTATCTCCGCGAGGCGTATCACGGCGGGCCTTACGCAACCAAGATTTTGTGCCGCGAGGCTTTTGAAGCCGAAAAATGCGAAGCAGAAATTCCGGCCGCCACGCTTCGCGAGCGCCTGACCAGTATTACTGAGCCGGCATACGGTTGTGACGGCGGGCATTTAGCCGCACTCCTGCTGTCGACGCTTATGCAGGCAGCCGCCAAAAAAAGCGGCAACAAAGTGCACGGCACCCACAACCCAGACGGCAGAACAACGCCTATGTCGGTTGAGGCGGCTGTGCGCGTACGGTACGCAAAGTTATATCCAGAAGACAGCGCGTCGCACGTCGAAGAAGTCGTGCAATCTTTTCGCGACTTTGTGGCTCTCGCCGAACAGAAGGAGGCCGAAAGTGGCCGACCCTGCACCATCTACGCCTCCTACTAACCCCACACCCTTAAATTCTCAACTTACGGCAGATATTGTTAATTTAATTCTTGCCGGGTTTGGAGTACGCAAACTACCAATGAGTTACGTAAACGACATCAAAACTTTTTGCCGCAAATTGTCAGTGCACAATATCTCGGAAGTGCGCGCCCAGTATGACGGGGGCGGCGATTCGGGCGATTTTAATGATATTAGCGCCAAGCGGCACCCCACGCAGGCTGAACTCGACGCAGCCGCCGCAATTGTAAGAGATAACCCCGGCGTGCAACCGCCGCGCGAAGTTACTGTAAGTCTTGAGCGCTGGTTAGAGCAGAACGTGTTTAAAAAGCCGGACGCCAATATTACCCAAAAAGAGTACGAAGCGTTTGTCGACGACTTGTTCTCTCTGCTGCCCGGCGGCTGGGAAATCAACGACGGAAGTTATGGCGACATCGTCGTTGACGTCGCTACGGGAAAGATCAACATTGAGCACAACGAACGATACACCGAAGTGCGCACCGACAATTTCACATACTAATGGGCGTTTACGGTAAAACAAAATACGATTGGAAATTTCGCACGCTGTGCGATCATGGCCAACCGGGCCGGCGGCGCGTTATTAGCCGCCACTACTCTGAATCCGCCGCCAAATCTGGGTTCGCGCGGTTGAAACGGTATTACAGCCGGTTTAGCGATGATGGTAGCCGCGTGTTGTGGCGTTGCTGGCAAGAAGACCGCGCCGGTCTTGTCGTGCAGGACACTGGCGCAATACTTTGGCCGGTCAATAGATGAGCAAATACATTCACGAAGAAACCGACGCCATTCTCAGCAGAAAAGCCGCGAGCACATGGATCACCGTCGACGACTTTTCTGTTTATATCAAACGCACCGAGGAGGGCGTCTCGGTTGAGATTTATGCCCGCGGATTAGAAGACTGTAATGCAATATCATCCTGCGCCGCAACACACGACGACGTAGAAGAATTACGGGAGGAACGAGACCTTGAAGTGGACTGAAATTAACCCGAAGATTGTGCTCGCCGCGGCTGATATCTGCGACGGCCATACGATCTTTAAGCCAGAAGCGTTTATTGAAGTAGGCGTGCCGCAAGAACTCGTGGATCGCTGCACCAGCATTCACGAGAGCGACTTTAGCGACCCCAAATACACCATCAGTGGGCCAGACGGCAAGCCGGTTAACCAGATGAAAGGCATCTACGGCCTCGACGCGCTGGA